GACACAGTTGAAGCTGTCGTGGATGACCCACGCGGTATTAAACGCAAATAAGGAGTACTACGATGGATAGAGACGAGTATAAATTCCCAGATGAGATTGATGAGGGAAAAACGGTAGATCAGATTAACCAAGATGTTGAAGATGAAGGCAAATTTGACATTGAGATTGAAGATGACACGCCAGAGCAAGACCGTGGACGCAAGCCTTCAGACCCTGAATTTGTACAAAAGCTAGAGAAAGATGAGCTAGATGAGTACTCAGAGGCTGCCAAAAAGAAGATTAATGAGTTTAAAAAGGTATGGAACGATGAACGCAGAGCTAAAGAAGCTGCTTTGCGTGAACAGCAGGAAGCCATTTCCGTAGCTCAGAGAATTCTTGAGGAAAACAAAAAGCTTAAATCACGCCTTTCTGCTGGTGATGAGGCGTTAATTGGCTCTTATAAAGAGACGGCAGAACGTGAAATCGCAATGGCCAAGAAGGCTTATAAAGATGCCTATGACTCTGGCGACACGGATGCTTTATTGGAAGCTCAAGAGCAATTAACAGATGCAAAACTTAAACTTCAGCGCGTTTCTTCTTTTGTGCCGCAACAAAATGCTTTACAAGAAGAAGAAAATGAAGTACAAATTAAACAACCGCAGCAACGAGTACAGGCTCCAGATACCAAAGCTAAGTCATGGCAAGAGAAAAATACATGGTTTGGTCAGGATGAGGAGATGACAAGTTTAGCTCTTGGCTTGCACGAAAAGCTAGTCAAAGAGAACGGAATGGCTTATGCTACGACTGATGAGTATTACAAACGTATTGACGCAACAATGCGTAAGCGTTTCCCTGAGAACTTTGACGATGAGTCTTCAGAAGAAACAACCCAACGAGTAACTAAACCGAGCAACGTAGTAGCTCCAGCGACACGCAGTACATCTTCGAAAAAGATAAAACTGAAGGCGTCACAGGTAGCATTGGCTAGGAAGTTAGGTTTAACTCCAGAGCAATATGCGATGGAACTAGTAAAGACAGGAGCTTAAAATGGCTGAAAATCGAGTACAAAGAGAAGTGCAAACCCGTGCTACAACTGAGCGTCCTAAGCAATGGATGCCAGCTGAATTGTTGCCCGAACCCGACAAACAAGCAGGATTCGCATATCGCTGGATTCGTGTTTCTACATTGAACAACGCAGACCCAAGGAATATCTCAAGCAAATTGAGAGAAGGCTGGGAGCCAGTTCCAGTAGAAGAACAGCCAAAGTTTAAGTTTTTAGTTGACCCCAATAGTCGTTTTAAGGACAACATTGAGGTTGGCGGGTTGTTATTGTGCAAGACTCCTGAGGAATTTGTTGTGCAACGTAATAAACATTACGCTGCACAGACAGAATCTCAGACTAGAGCAATTGATAACAGCCTAATGAAAGAAAGTGATGCACGTATGCCTTTATTTAATGAGAGAAAATCAACTGTCTCATTTGGTAAGGGTGGTTAATTTTATCAATTTTATTAGGAGTATTTAAATGGCTTATCCAACAGTAAGCGCTCCATACGGTTTTCAACCGGTTAATCGTCAAGATGGCATGCCTTATGCTGGTGCGACTACCCAATACGGGATCAAATCAGTATCAACAACCATTTTTAACGGTGATCTAGTTCTAATCGCAGACGGCGCAGTTAAATCAACAGTCACAACAACTTCAGCTTTGTCAATTGCTAACCAAGCAAACTTGACAGCTGGTGTATTTGTAGGCTGCCAGTATGTAAATACACAAGGTCAGACAGTTCAGGCTCAGTACTACCCAGGTAACGCCGCTGCTTCTTCTGCTATCGCTTATGTGGTAGTTGACGAAAACGCTGCTTACAAAGTAGCTGTAACTAACGGTTCAGGCACTGTAACTTCAACAACTACTAAAGCTATCGGTGTTAACTTAGCTGTAGACCAAGAAGCTGGTTCTACAACTACTGGTAACTCAGGTAACGGTGTTGTAGCTCCATCAGCTGGTGCTGGTAACGCTTCTACATTGCCTGTTAAGGTAATCGCAGTTGTTCCTGAAACAGCTATTAACGCAACAAACTTCCGCGAAGTTATTGTTGTATTGAATAACCCTCAGTTGACAACCGCTACTGGCGGCGTTGACTTCGCTTAAGGAGCTACTTAAATGGCTATTTCACGCGCCCAACTCTTAAAAGAGTTACTACCTGGTTTGAACGCATTGTTTGGACTTGAGTATGCACGCTATGGTGAGCAACATAAAGAAATCTACGAAACAGAAACTTCAGAGCGTAGCTTTGAAGAGGAAACAAAGTTGTCAGGTTTCACTGCTGCTCCAGTTAAAAACGAAGGTTCAGCAATTGCTTATGACAATGCTCAAGAAGCATGGACTGCACGTTACAACCACGAGACTATCGCTCAAGGCTTCAGCTTAACTGAAGAAGCTATTGAAGATAACTTGTATGACAGCTTATCAGCTCGCTACACTAAGGCATTGGCTCGTTCAATGGCTTACACAAAGCAAGTTAAAGCTGCTAACGTGTTGAACAACGGCTTTACCGCTGGTTTCAACGGTGGTGACGGTGTTCCATTGTTCTCTACACAGCATCCACTAATTTCTGGTGGCGTAAACAGCAACTCACCTGCTACTGCTGCTGACTTGAACGAAACATCATTGGAAAATGCTGTTATTCAAATCGCTGCTTGGACAGACGAGCGTGGTCTATTGATCGCTGCTAAGCCACGTAAATTGGTTGTTCCACCATCATTACAGTTCGTTGCAACTCGCTTGCTAGAAACTGAATTGCGTGTTGGTACTGCTGATAACGACATCAACGCTATCAAGAACAACGGTTCTATCTCAGAAGGTTACACAGTTAACAACTTCTTGACCGATACAAACGCATGGTTCTTGACAACTGATGTACCTAACGGCATGAAGCACTTTGTACGTTCACCATTGGCTCAGTCAATGGACGGCGACTTTGATACTGGTAACGTTCGTTACAAGTCTCGTGAGCGTTATTCATTCGGCTTCTCAGATCCATTGGGAATGTACGGTTCACCAGGTGCTTAATTAAGTTAAAAGCTTAGTTAATGAAGAACCCCACTCAAAAGGTGGGGTTTTTTTATTTGTAAAAATAGTTGCAACTTCTTTAAATTAGAGTAATATTACTGAAACTGGGAAACCAGCTTATTAGACTGCCCCAGCAGACGATATACCGACTAATAAGTTAACTTGTATATAAGGACTCAAAATGGCTAACACTACATTCAGCGGCCCAATTCGCGCTGGTAACATCCCTAACACAACAGGTACTACTGTTGGTACAAACGTAGCTAACATCGGTCAAGTTGTAATGGCTCAATCAGCTATTATTGACATCATTGGTGCTTCAGCTAACACAGCAGTTGCTGTTGTTCCAGCTAACTCACAGGTTATTGACGTTATTCTTAACGTTGTTACAGCAAATAACGATGCAAATGCGGCAGCGGTTACTGTTGGTATTACTGGCAACACAAACGCCTTCTTCCCATCTACAAGCGTTAAAACTGTAGCTACAACACATTCATCAGCTTTAGAAGTTAACGCAACTGACGTAGGCACTACAGACGTTCAAGTTAACGCATACTTTACAGCTACTGATGGTAACGGCTCTACTGGTAATGCTACTGTGACTGTTGTTTACTTACAAGCTAACAACTTAGTTGCTTAATTAATCTGGGGGTTCGCCCCCGCTAACAATTTAGGAGATTAATTATGGGTATGCAAACTGACGTACTAGCAGGGCACATTGACACATCGGGCATTATTGCAAGTGGTCGTGTTCGTGTAAAACAAATTACTTTTCAGGGCACTGGCGCTGGTGCAGGCGTTGTAGAAGTATTTGATACTGCAACTACACCAATTGCGGCAACTTACGGTAGAACAGGCAATTTAATTACTGTAACTAAAACCGCACACGGTTTACAGACTGGGGATAGAATAGGTATCGCTTTTAGCGCAGCCGCAGGGTCTTCAGGTACTTACGGTAATTACTCAGTTACTAGGACTGGTGCTGATACATTTACTATTACAGATTTAAATTCTGGAACTGTAACCCCTGGAACTGCTTGTAATTATGTAAATAATGGCGGGCGCTGGCTGGTTAGTTTTAATACAGCTAGTGGGCAAACAACTCCAATTGG